AATAGGGCGACTGTACCGAATCCGAGGGTTACTAGTAAGAATGGGACTGCAATACAGTTCCAATATATTTCTAAGCTGATTGTTTTATACTCCATCTATACTAGAATGCGAGCGAAAACTCGGCGGGCTGTTAAAAAAAGAGGCGGTGGATCCATTGAAGGAGGAGCAAAAACAAGAAAAAAGAGCAACCCTACAAGCCTCTCGAAAGGTGTTCTTTCTCCGGGACCCTATCAATGCCATCCATCCGTCGGCCCCCATCGACCAACCCATGGATGTCTCCCTCCCTCGGTTCTTCAGAAAGTTGCTGCAGCAGCAGGCCTTTCTTCTGATTCCTCGCCCCAAGCTCTCCGAAAGGCGCTGGAGGAAAAGTTAGGAGTAGAGGCGGATGCGGAGGCCACATTCGTGAATGCCCTTCCTCTGGAAGCCCAAGAGAAGGCAGAGATCCAGCGGACCTACCTCCGTCCTCCCGCACCGGCCTCCTGGAAATCCGATCCAGATGAATGGCTCGATAGCAACAATATTGCAGATGCTCTGAACCAGTTTGAAAAGGTGTATCCCAACTTTGAGTTCATGGGGCCCTTTCCGATCGATTTCGCTGCACCGGATCCCTATCAGAGTGGGGCGGGAGCCGGTACCGAACAGAAATGCCTTATGACGGAAATCTGTGAGCTCCGCGTCAAGAAAGCCATGGAATCCGGTACGACCGATATTGGGATTGTCTACAACCTGGACCCCCATTTCAAGGGAGGGAGTCACTGGGTCTCGAACTACATCGATATCGCTGGACACGTCTGCTACTATTTCGACTCGTACGGAATGGCCCCTCCTCCCCAGGTGAAACGATTCATGCAATGGCTGACAACACAGGATCCGACCATGAAACTTCACTACAGTAGCCGTCGTCTGCAGTATGGAAACACCGAGTGCGGAGTCTATTCCATCTACTTCATTACTGCAATGCTGCTGCGCGGAAAGGCCTCCTCCAAAGCCCAGTTTCTCAAACTCTCTCGAAAGCGCCCATCCGATTCCGATATGTTGAAAATGCGCAACTGGTTCTTTTCCACGTAACGTCTTCTTTTGCCCTTCACCGGGGCAAGACCGTTTAAAAAGGTCCGACCTCAAGAGTAGAGAGCCCTTGATGTCAGATCTACGACCCGGAACATCCACCAAAGAAGTCTTCTTCCATCCTAAGAATGAATCGATGCTGAATCGCATCCTGTATGCAGATTTTCAGCGTCGTACAGGGGCAGATATTTCAGATAAGCAGAAAGATCGTCTCGTGAAGACGGTGCGCCACTATATGAGCGAAGTCTATTCTGCCAACGGAGATGTTGGGATCCAGGCCCTCAACAAAGAGGTTCTACAAGGTGTTGTTCCTGACTATCTTTCCTATCTCCGTCGCCAAGCCGGTCCCATTGACTCAGAGAAAGGGGATGAGGCCTCTATGCAGACGGATGTCTCCACCCGCTTCGGGCAGCTCCAGAACGAGCGCCAACAGGTCCGCTCTGCTGCACCCACCCCTCCTGACTTCCGGGTCTCTCTGGAAGAGGATGGACCCCTCCCCTTGAGTCGCTTCGAAGAAGTCAAGAAACAGCGGGAGCTCGAGGCTGCCCGTGATGCGGAAGCCATGGCTGCCATGATGGCCGCTGGTCTTCCTTCGACAGGGACCTCTACTGCTCTAGTCACTGTACCCAGGCAGGGCAACGGTCTCCAGGCATTCGTCGAGTCCGATGTGGACTTTCGCAGCGGGGCCGATGCAGCAAAGAAGCGCGATGAAGAGGCCCTCTTGACCCGCAATATTCTTCGGTCCCAGGCTAATGCAGCCGCGGCGGCTTCTCGGTCCGCAGCCCCCCCTCCGGATGCACGCAGTCTTCTCTTTGGAGAAGGTGGAGTGATTCCTCTTCCTCAACGAAGTTCCGGCCTCGCTACCACGAATCCTACGTTCGCCCTGCCTGAAGTCTTTCGCGATCGCGGTCCTCTTCCGCAGGATATCATTCGCCCTCAGGATGATACCATTGTGTATCGCGAAAACGAGTACAATCTGTTCGTGTATAGTGCAGATCGTGACTGGGTGAATAACAATACGGAGAATCGCTACAGCTTCTCTGTCTCCTTCGACCCTGCTAATAACCGCCCAGGATTCGGATTCTCCACGGCCACCAACATCAAATTCAAGAATATCACTCGCATCGAGTTCGTGAAGGCGACTGTACCTGCGGAGGGGTGTGATATCCTATCAAGCTATAATTCAACACCAACACTCAATACGGATCTCCTTGTCAATGTGCTCTCCTTTCCCTATCTCCAGGTCCGTATTCCTGAACTGGATACAAATGGATATGGTACGAACGACGGACTCAATAACTCCTTTGGTGTGATTTCCTACGATGCCATTTGGACTGCTGATTCAGATGCAAAGAACAATGGATATGCCCAGATGATTCCCAAGTTTCTGAAATGCCAGAAGGTCTTCCACCCCACGCCTCTCGCCACGCTCCAGAAGCTGACCTTCAATATTCAGAGACCGGATGGGACAACTGTGTCAAGCTCCAAAGATACCCTCGATATGTCCTATATCTATATGCCGACGAGTGGTGCATCAATCTATGATTCTGCAGGATTTGCCTGGCTCTGGATTACCTGCTCCACCTATTTCAATAAATACTCTGTATCCCAGGGGGACCGTATCCAGATCAAGAATGTGGTTCTGAATGCAACTCTGGCAGCAAATGCAAATGCGGTCGCTCTTGTGCAGTTTTTAACGAGGGCAGAAGGGCATCTTGTCTCTGATATTGGGATTGTCACGGGTGGTGGGACCCCTACCTACGCAGACGGGGCGAATACGGCCGGCTACGCGAACTCTATCATCATTCGCAACAGTTTCCAGGACCCCACGACCGGTGCAACAACCGTAAACTCGTGGGTTACCGACATCGGATCTACAGTCAACTCGAATCCCAGCCTCACATCGGGACGTCTCATCAATCTGAATCATCAGGTGCAGATTATTCTGCGCGTTATTACTCGTGATATGGATGCTGCTTCTCGCTTGAGACCCGATAATCTCCAAGCTTAAAGTGCCACCCTGTAACCCATACAATATGGCATCAGCATGGCCTGTCTCTGTTGCAGCCGTCTACCTCATCTGCAACAAAGAAAAAGAACCTCGTCGCTATGAACGTCTTATCGCCCATATCCAAGAGGTCGGAATCCCTGCAGAGAAAGTCCGTGTTGTAGGCCCCACATGGGGCTCTGATCTTTCTCCAGAGCTCTGTTTCGCCGTCTATGATCCCTTTCTCAATCGCGCTGGTATTCCCCATTTTTCCTTTAAATCCGCATGCCTCGCTCGTGGTGAAATCAGTCTCGCCCTGAATTTCTACGAGGCCGTGCGCGATGCTACAAGGAACTTTGGACCCGGTCAACAGGTCGTTATACTTGAATCAGATTCCTGGCTTCGTCGTGATTTTGTGCCCCGCTTGAACCAGCTTCTGGCCTCTGCTTCCCCAACCTGGGATTTTATCAGCCTGGGAGAAGGATGCAATACACGTCCGAACGGCGCTGATCCATCCTACTACGCTCCCACAAAAGCCTACAAGCCTCCTCATCAATGGGTCTTTCGTTGCACAGACTCTATGCTGTTTAGCATAGAGTTTCTGAAACGGTTAGAACGGACATTTCTTCCATTCAATGATATTATTGACTGGGAGATGAACTTCCAAATGATACTGCATAAAGGGACTTCTCTATGGGCAGATCCGCCGATTGCAGAACAGGGATCCTGGAACAGCAGGTTAGGTTCCGAACTTCTTTAGCAAAGAGGAACCTAGGCGGTTCCGAACTTATTTAGAAAAGAGGAACCTAGGCGGTTCCGAACTTATTTAACGGGAAAGAGGTTCACAGGAGGGCCAGGGGTTCCTTCGGCAGTGACTCCCGCTGTTCCAAGAAGTTCCTTTTTAAACTCTTTATCATCTGCATTATACATTTCATATCCTGTGACAGTGAGCCCATCGGGTCCTAGAACTTCGCGCATATGATATGCGACATTCTCGAAGACTTTTATAGATTCTTTCCCATATTTTTTAGTTACCCTCGCGGCTGCTGCCATCTTCAGGGCGCTTGCTGCAGCCCCCTTTGTAGAAACAAAAGGAGCTGGTTTAGGGGCCGCCGTTGGTTTAGGGGCCGCCGTTGGTTTAGGGGCCGCCGTTGGTTTAGGGGCC